GCTGTCGTTTTTCAATCTTGTCTTTTTCAGATTTTAAAGTCCTAACTTCGGTGTCGAGTGCATCAAGGTCGGCATCGTCTGTTTCAATCTCACTTTCAATGGCTTTGAGACGTAGTTCAATTTCCTGCAATCTTTTATTCATTTCTTACCTCCATAAATATTTAGTAGTGTTTTAATCTGCTGTTTTTTCCTCCGGCGTGCTTCAGTCCTATCCAGTTCCTTGCGCTCGTTCTCGCTCTCCAGCTCAAAAAAGCTCCGCGCGCTGATTGAGGTTGTATCATAAGCGGGGAAATCCACCGCGCTTATATCATATAACTTGTCGATATCCATAATGGTGCGGGTATGCGCCTTTCTGTCATACTCGTCCTTGCGAACAGTGAAAGCAAAGGACATTTTGTCCACATCGCCACGCTTTATAAGCTCATACAGATCACGGCCATCGTTTGTGTCAGCGAGTTGCGCACGGATTTTAAGACCGTTATCGTCGCGATTGAGCTGTAAGGTTTTGTTACGTGTGCGAGCCATTATCATAAAACTGTCGGAGTGGTTATATTTAAACGGTACATCTGACATGTCAGTTTTATCTAAGGCTGAACGATCAATAATCTCGCTGTATTTGGTGCCACCTACCATAAATGATGCGGATTCATTAAAGCGTACGGCGTAACCTTCTACAATGCGTGCGTCATTGTCCGGCTCCATCACCGCCCTGACTTCCATTTCCCGACGCTGGATTTTCATTTCCACCTTGCTCATTGCTATCATCATCTCCTACCTGATATTTGTTTGCTTTGGATGCGTCAACCACATTTAAGGTTTGCATCCTTTTCGAGCCTTCGCCGTTTGGCAAAGGGGTTAAATCAAAAACTTCACGCAGCTCGTCAATAGTGAACATCCCAAGCGGGCCTAAATTCTGCGCTAACATAATTTTTGTTTTGGCACTGGCATACTGGAGCCGGTTTGCTTCAAAAACAATTTCGTTACCGAAACCGAGTTCCTTGTCACTGAACACTTTAGTGGTGAATTCAAGGCTCATCTGAATTGCCAGCGGCTCAATAACCGATTCATAAAAAGCGTTCCACTGATCTTCGTTGTAATTGCTGGTGACAATTGCTTCTGAAATATTAAAGTAGCGGTACACCTGATCGCGCACAAGGCTCATTGTTTTGTCGTCAATAATCTTCGGGTCACCTTTCAGCTCGGTGTAATCTGCCTTTGCATCCAGCGCTGCAACGCCGCCGTTGTTTGTAATGTCCATGTAATCGGATATAAAATCATCACGCTGCTTCTTTATGTCTTCGGGCTTCATCATATTCTGCGTGAACTTCAAAAGGCCGCGCAGATAGGCCGAGCTTTTCACAGCGTTGATGATGCCGGAATTAATTGTAGTAATTACTTGCAAAATTGGTGTAAGTGCTGTGTTGTGTGTTTCACCGTACATGTCGTTCTTGTAGTAGAAACGCCGTAGGTGAATTATATCGTCATAAGGCACAACGACTGTTTTCCCATTCATGAAGTAAAATTTTGCATACACAGTTTCGTCATCACCGACTGCTTCAAGTAAATCCACGCCGATACTGTTAAGTGGATAAAAGCCAACCGGCTTGCCTGTGATCTCGTCCGGCATCACATAAACGAAGGCATTGTTTGTCAAATACAATTGGGTAATGGTTTTGTAAATGAAATCGTAGGTGTTCATGTATTGGTTCGGTCTATATTGAAGCAGCCATTCAAGCTGCGAATCAGTGTTTGAAATTGCCCCATCCACCCGCCTTATATGACTGGGCTTGAGCTTCGCGGTGTTGCTTGCAATGGCATGGACGGCCGAGCGCACAATGTCATTATCATAAGGCTCGCCTGAGTAACTCATGAAGTATGGGGTATATGCGTTGAGCATTTTGAGTTGGGTGGTTTGCGCAGGGACTTGCGGTCTGCCACCGAATAGCGATTCGAACAATCCGCGACGCTCTTTTTTTGCCATAATTTCTTTCACCACACTTTATATCATTGCTTTGTAATCAGCCATGCGCTCAAATAAGGCACAGTATGCAATCAACAGACTTACTGCTCCGTCGATGCGCAGTCTTGAATTTTTGCCTTTTATGGGTCGAATATTATCGTTGTTGTCTCGCAGGATACTAGTGTTTGTAAGGCACCATTTCAGAATAGGATTGTTATTGTAATTGATATTGTGGGCCTTGAGATCGGCTTCAAGCTCTTTCATCGGCTGGGAAAGCGTTCTGCTGCCCTGCCTGCATTCAACCATTTCAAAACCGGTATCAATCATTTCCTGTACCCAGTACCGCGAATTCCAAGGGTCATAATAGTTCCAAAGTGGGCGTATGCCGTATTTGTTGAACATCTCAACGTACCATGCAGTCACGTCACTGTAATTTACTTTGTTGCCGCTGCAAAGCCGTAAAAGACCGCGCTCATGCCATTTGTCGTAAGGAATCTTGTCCTCTTTCACGCGTTGCTCCAGCAATTCTTCCGGCAGGAAATACATTTGTAACAGGTATTTCCTGTCACTGCCGGGCTTCATGACGAGCAGGCTTGCACATGAAAGGTCTGTAGTGGCAGATAAATCGGCACCGCTGACAGCATAGCAATTGCGAATTTCCTCAATGTCGTATGTAGACTCATTGTTGACATCGTCAAATGTGAGCCACATTCCGGCGACAGTATCACGGATATTGAAGTCTTTACACAGAATTCCTGACAAGTCTGAAGGGCTGTTCTTGGCGCGCTCCACCTTGGCAGTCAAATCTTCAAGTTTTTTGATAATTCCAAGCGCCGGATTCGCTTTAGCCCACATCTTCCAATCAGTCCATTCGCTGCGGTCATCAAGCTCATACAATATAGGAAGAAACTGGTCGTCCTGAACGAGGCCGTCAGCAATTTTTACAGCGTAGGAATACATGTCGTCATAAATACATTCACGTACAGTTCCGCTTGTGGTAATCATCACAAGGAGCGGTTGCCGTCGAGCGCTCATACTCTGTTTCATGACTTCATAAAGGTTTCTGTCCTTGATTGCATGCAGTTCATCAATGATGACACAGTGACTGTTTAATCCGTCAAGGCTGTTGCTGTCAGATGCGAGTGCTTCCATCTTTGAAAATGTAAGAGGAAAATATATATCACTTTTGCGCTTTCTCAGATGTTTGCTAAGAGCAGGGGATTGCCGCACCATGTTTACTGCTTCACTGAAAACAATGCGGGCTTGATCTTTTTTTGTAGCCACGCTGTAAATTTCCGCACCACCCTCGCCATCAGCCACCAGCATGTACAGTGCGATTGCTGACAGCATTGTGCTTTTGCCGTTTTTGCGAGCAATGAGGAACAGGGTCTCACGGAAGCGCCGCAGTCCGGTTTTTTTATGTACCACTCCAAAGAGCGCCGCAATGAACGCTTTCTGAAACATGCCGAGCGTGATTTTTTGCCCTATCCACTCGCCCTTGCTTTGTTTACAGAATGCTTCAATGAAGTTTACCGCGCGGGTTGCCTTGGCATCATCATATATCCAAGGGGTTTTTGAATCTTTGATTTCGCTGCAAAGCCGGTCATAAACTTTTTTCACTCGCGTCGAGGTGATGACTTTGCCTGACTGAATTTCTGTATTGTATTTTGTTATCCAGTTCATTTACCTGTCGTCGCTTTCAAAAATAAATATAACTCGTCTTGCGGCTCACTTGTTCCTGTGTCTTTCACTGCCAGACGAAGCCTCGCGTTGGGTGTCAGTCCGCACTCAACACTCATCTTGCGGTACAGCTCGCCGTAGCGAAGCACGTCCTTAATAGCAGGGTTGTTTTCAATTGTCTTATCGCCATAACGGTTTTCCTTGACTTTTAAAAGGCCAGTGCGATTCACAAATTCGGTTGCCTGTTTCCATTTGCTGTATGCATCACAACAAATTGCAAGGGACGTGCTGTCTATGCTTGTAAGGATATCAAGGTCTTTAAATTCTTTTACCATCCTGATAAATTCTGCCTTTGCCGTTTCATCGAGATAATCAGGGCAGACTATCTTACCTTTTCTTTTCGGTTTTACGGCTTGCTCATTGTTTTCACGGCGTTCCTTTTCGGCATTTGTCAAATGCTTTTTGTTATTTGCTACAGATACTGGTTGCCTCGGCACTAAAATCACCACCCTCGAGTATAAGCTGTGCTTTCTTATTGGTTAGGTTCTCCCAGCGTTTTACGATAACGTCGCAGTACACCTCATCAAATTCACTTGTAAAGCAGACGCGTCCAAGCTGTTCAGCAGCCATTAGGGTGCTGCCACTACCACCGAAGGAATCCAGAACGATGTCGCCAGGCTCGCTCGAATTTTTCATAAGGCGGCCTATCAGCTGTAACGGTTTCATGGTTGGGTGAACATCGTTCCTTGATGGCTTGTCTTCTCGAATAATTGTTGTGTTATTCTGATCTTTCATAATTGTTTTGAGCAGCTCCGCCATTTCTTCTTTTTTGAGCTTGCTTATGTTAAAACCATCACCCGATGTTAGGTTTGTATCGTTTTCCAGCACAGTATCCTTGTTACGTTCGCCGTACCAGTGGTGAGCAGCGCCCTCTTTCCAACCGTAAAGAATAGGCTCATGCCGCCAATGCCAATCTTGATGACCAAGCACAAGCGAATTTTTTACCCATATGAGGCATTCGGATAATTTAAAGCCCGCGTCTATGTATGCCTTACGGAAATTTAAACCCTCGGTGTCCGCGTGAAATACATAAATAGGGCAACCGGGTTCTGCTGATTCAAACATGCGCTTGTGGGCATTTAGCAGGAATTCATAAAAGGCGCTGTCGCCCATGTTGTCGTTCTTTATCTTTAAGCCGGTTCCACCTTCGTAATTTACATTATATGGTGGGTCTGTAATTATGAGTCGTGCCTGCTTGCCATCCATGAGTCGTTCGATAGTGGCGGCGTCGGTGCTGTCGCCACAAATGAGCCTGTGATTGCCGAGTTGCCAGATGTCACCTTTTTTTGTGACGGGTTGCTTGATGTCCTCTGCGGCGGTATCGGCATCGAAGTTATCTTCCTTGACTTCTTGGCTATTCGCCTGACCGAGAAGCGCTTCAATTTCAGCGTAATCAAAACCGGTCAATCCAACATCAAAATCACCCACATCAAGTTCCTCAATAACGTCTTTGAGTTTGCCCATATCCCACTGACCACTGATTTTATTGAGTGCGATGTTCAGGGCTTTTTCCTTGTCCTTTTCTATATCAAGTACAACACAATCAATCTCATCGTAGCCGAGGTCCTTTAAAACCTTGAGACGCTGGTGACCGCCGATCACTGTCATGTCGGCGTTGACGATAACAGGGTCGACATATCCGAATTCCTCAATGCTGCGTTTGATTTTCTGATACTCGCTGTCGGCGGGCTTCAAATCCTTGCGCGGGTTGTATCCGGCAGGAAGCAGGTCGTGGATGTTAAGTTTTTGAAAGTTCAATTAGTTACACCTCTTTCAATGGCGGCTATGTAATGGAAAATTGGATATGCCTGCTGTGGTACCACTGCGTTGCCTAAGCACTTAAGTCTGTCCACCCGATGGGAAATCCCATCAGCCACTCTACCCACGTCGGGTTCAAACTCCCAGTTTCTGAGGTTTGGCGCTTCACCACTACCGCAAGCTGCCCGTTCTGTCTCTCGTTGCGATAAAGGTTCAGATTCTCGCCGCTGTCCTTGTAATCCCTCGCTGTCGGTGTCGGGAACAACTTCACTAAATCCGCAAGTCCCAGACTGTGGCTGTTCTGCCCATCCTTTGATACCCGTCTGCCTGCTTCGGTCAAAACAGCATTCGGGTGTTCCGTTTCCTGCGTTGTCGGTGTCGGCCACATTTGCGCATATTCCGCTGGGTTTGGCTCTCTCCCTGCTCTGAAACTCTCCGAGCGTTTCGACATTGAAGCCGTAGGAGTTCCCACCCACATCGTCTGTGATTCCATTCGCGCATCCGTGTAGGCTTGGCACATCAAAGGGTCGACTTGTTCCCTCAAATTGCCTGGTCGCGTTCTGTTCTTCCGACCGCCGTTTGTCGCTTGGCGCTTCATTGCTTCGTAGCTCCGTTGCGGCAGACTGTCCATTGTGTTTGGCGTGGCCCACAATAAAGACGCGCTCTCGCCTGTGCGGGGCCGAGACGCCGCAAGCTGGTATAAGAAACGGTTGCACTTCGTAGCCTTGATTTTCCATGCCAGCACACACAGTGTCGAGCGCCATACTGACGATTCCAGCAACATTTTCGCCAATAATCCAAGCGGGCCGAATTTCGGATATAACTCTAAGCATTTCAGGCCAGAGGTAACGGTCGTCATCCTTTCCACGCCGTCGGCCTGCCGTGGAAAACGGTTGACACGGGAAGCCACCGCTGATGATGGTTGGTCTGCGTAATCCTGTTTTTTCATAGAAGTCATCTCCTGTTAAAGTTCTAATATCACGCCATTTCGGTACGTTCGGCCAATGACTTGACAAAATTTTATGAGGATAATTTGCCCATTCACATTGTCCAATGGTTTCAAAACCCGCCCATTCTGCTGCGAGGTCGAGACCGCCGATGCCGGAGAAAAGCGATAAATGAGTAAGACGCAATTATTTCACCATCCTGTTAGTTATGGATATATTACTTATCTTGGTAAAACTCCATTTTTGCTGAAAAGGGAGAATCGGGGTTTACGGAGGTTGGGGTCGTGGTCTTTGTTGCCAATTTCACTTCCATGGGGTGGGGGGACTGTATTACGTCTCCATTTGCATCAAACTTGACGCTTTCTGCGGTGTTTCGCGTGTTTTGATGTTCTTTTTGATGGCATTCGTCACAGAGCAGTTCAAGGTTATGCCAGTCAAGAGTTACGTTAGGATTGTTGATGTTCGCCGGTGTGATGTACTTCCGATGGTGAACGATGCGCCCCGCACCGCCGCAGCGTTCGCAGATGCCATGCTGGGAAAGAAAGTATCCGTTGCGGCACTGTTGCCATGCCTTGCTTTTATAGAATGATTCTGCGTAAGGTTTGATTGTGACCACCTGTTCCCATACATGTTTGTCTTGTATAACTTTAATACAGAACGATATACCCTGTGGACCTATATTCTTAAAAACCTCAAAAAAATACAGGCACCAGATTTTTCACTGGCCCTATGATGATTTATATTGAAATATAGTAAAAGAAGTGATAGGATAATTTTGGAGCACGTGTGTTGGCTATAATGGTATCAACAAAATGAATATAAGGAGTTTCACCATCTCTTTAAAGTTCTTATGGAATACGACCCACTTTAAAAAAGTCGCGGTAGACATCCAAAGGATAAACAGATATTTCAGTCAAAGATTTATTTTTATTCTATATCAAGTTCAGACCCTGTGATGAAACCGTAAATTACTTTCGAGCAGCGTGTGTGTAAAAATTGTAGTCTACAGATATAATGTAAAATGATTTCTTAGAAACAATAGATATTTTAAAAGAGGAGAGAGATTAACTATGCAAAAAATACTTAGATCATTTTTGTTAATATTGCCTATTTCTATTTTCCTATGTGGTTGTTCTGCTAACCCGAATACAGGGTCAACTGTGAAAAAAACTTCTTCTACCGTTTCTTCAAGTGTTGTTGAGCAAGAGTATCCAGTTGTTCAATCTACGCTGGATTGGATAGGAGTGAAATTTGACAAGGTTGAAGAAAATGCGAAATATAACAATGAAACTATAATGTCTGGAAATGAAGAGAGTATGGCAGGTTATCTTTCAGGTTACCTCAGTTGCAGTGGTGAACAATACTACACTTATTTCACTAAAGACACTGATGACAGAGTCCTACCCAGACTTGTAGTTAAAGACGGCATAATTGTGGCATATGGGTCGGCATTAGAAGATGGTTCAGAAAATATCTACAATTTTATTAAAGACACGCCATTTATTGATGTAAAACCAACCATTAAAGGCGCAGATGACAAAGGATTCATAAACCTGATATGGAAGGCATCAAACGGATATTTTGTTATAAAGGCGATGCAAACGGACGTCAGTGATTATAAAACCTGGGTTGTCTGGACATATTGCTATCTTTCAGATGGCTACCTTGATAATAATGACTACACAAGCAGCAGCACGGAGTCCAGCAGTGGAGATGTAACGAAGACCTTTGTGGTTTTGAATGAAAACCAAATTGCGAACATTTTCGTTGTTTTTACTAAAGATGCTGGGTTGGAAATAGTTAAGACAAAGGCGAATGATGTCCAAGGCAATACAGTTATTTATAAGGATACAAGGGAAATTGGTGAATATTATTATTATCATTATGAGGTGGATCATAATGGTTGTGACGTTGATGATTATTGTGTTGATACAAACACAGGTGATTTGTATCAAGGCTCTAACAGTATTGATCTAACTCCAGTTAATTAGTTGGTATTACGTCCTGCTACGCCGCACTGCTAACAAACATCGTGCCGGAAAAGAGTGTATGCGTTGCGGAACTCCCGCCATGCCTTGCTCTTGTAGAACCACTGAGCAAACTCAGTTATTATGACCACCCTCTTTCTGAACAACAAAGGACACCTGCTCTCAAAAGCAGATGCCCTTTTAAAAAGTTTCGACGGTTTTGTCCGAGACCGTCTCGTATTTTTCTATGATACTATTCTAACACAGGTGAACCGGACAAACCCGGACAACTTTAATCGATTTTCTTGATTTCATCCTCGCCGAAGAGAACGCCAAGGCTGCCGCCGCAGTCCCAGTTCACATGAACGGTGCCGATATCATCGACAAAGGAAACCGTACCGGTTGCGCCGGAAGTGAGTTTCGTATAAGGGTCATCCATGTGAACCAGACGTACTCTTGTGCCGGGCGTGTAAAATGCCTTGAGTTGCGATAACATATCAGGATGGATATTCATTCGGATTCCACCTCCTTGCCGCCTAAAAAGGCGCTGTTGCCGGACAGCGGCGCAAGAAGGAGTTTGCGCTCGTCCTTGAACTCACTGCCGATAAAACCGAGCCGCAGAAGGAAGCATCTGAACGCATATTTATCATTGTCCACAGGTTTAGCTGACATGCTGACCCGATGTTGTGTTTTCGCCATTTCACAGAGGGCTGTGATTAAGTGAGTGTAGGCTTTGACATCTTCGGGAGAAGCATCAGAGGGAAACCAAGGAAAGCAGATAGTGCCTTCGGTCTGCTCGACAGGCAGATTGTCTGTGCCGAGCACTTTTTTAATAAGACTCCCTTTGCTTTCAATTATTCGTTGGAGGTTTGAAAGTGCTGTTTCCGAAAATCCTTCTTTCGGTACTTCAATTGTGAGTGTCTCGTGTGGCGCTTCGGTAAAAAAACCTCGACTTTTCAGTTCCACAAGCAGTCTGTCTGCAACATTGGCATCCTGTTCATCAAAAGTGAGTGCGCCGTTCTTGTCGACCACAAACCCGTTAATGTCAAAAGCGAAGGAAGGAGCACCTTTGTAAACGGGTCTTACATCCAGTATTTCGCCGATTGCCTTGACGAGCACTTTACGTTCATCACCTGTGCAATTGAATTGAATTTCCATTTTGTTTACCACCCTTCATTTCGGTAGTAACATATATCACTCTAAAGCTGTAAAATAGCAAGTTCTTTATTCGTAAAAACAAACTCAGTCGGAGTGAATTTATAAAAATGGGGCCACCACAGATTTTCTCTGTGATGGCTCTAAGTCTTTTGTCATTATAATAATATCATATGATGACACTCTAATACCATCAACTTTACTCTACTTTTTAAGAGAAGCTACAGCTTCTAATGCACGGTCATGCATTTTGTACGCATTCTGAATGCTGTAACCCATATCAACCGAAATCTGCTCCCAAGTTTTAAAGCACAAATAACGAAGTTCGAGTAAAGTCTGGAACTCGGGGTTGCTTATCTTTTTAATCACCGAAACTATCTCACGTTTTAAATCTACAAGGGTATCAATGTCGCGATTGATTTCTGCTTCCAAATCCACCATTTTTGCAATGATACCCTCCATGGAGTGGACATTACGAGTGCCGCTGACAGGAGTATTATTCAGTGTTGAGGTTGCCTTTGTGGCAAGTTCACGCAACGATACAATCTGCTCAAGCTTACTGTTTATGCGCTTGTCAATGCGATATGTTTGACTTAAGTATGCTTTAGCATCCACGAGCATCACCAACTTTCTTCTCAATTCAGATTTGCCTTTACCGCCTCGATCAAGGCAGCCTGAGTGGTTTCCTTTCTATCCAACGCTTTAAGAATATCCTCGTCAATCGTGTTTTTCGCAATGATGTGATGGATGATGACCGTTTCTTTCTGCCCCTGCCGCCAGAGCCGAGCGTTTGTCTGCTGATATTCTTCAAGGCTCCAGGGCAAACCGAACCAGATCAGAGTGGAGCCGCCAATCTGAAGATTCAGTCCGTGACCCGCTGATTTTGGATGTATGATTGATACCGGAATCCGACCGGCGTTCCAGTCTGAAATATCTTCAGATGTATCTATCTTCCGGGCATGAAATCGCTCACAGATACGGGTCAGGTCATGCTTGTAGGTATATGCAATCATCACAGGCTTGCCGTTGGCAGCTTCGACCAGGTCCTCTAATGCATCAAGTTTCCGGTCGTGGATTTGCTGAACACCACCGTTTTCATTGTAGACAGCGCCATTTGCCATTTGTAATAGCTTGTTTGTCAGTCCTACAGCGCTCTTGGCATCTACATCGCCGTCTGCAAATGGCAGTATCAGATCGTTTTTGAGCTGTTCATATTGTGAACGCTCGGTTTCTGACATATTGACCGTCACATTGTTGAAAATACACTGCGGCATCTCAAGGTAGTCAACGTTTCTCATACTGATGCAGATATCTGAAATCTTATCATAGATGGCCTTCTCAGATTCCTCGCGTGGCTTATATGAAAAAATAGTGGATTGGTTTCGTTTGTCGGGCAAAAAGTAAGTATCCCGAAACCTACCGATGAACCGACCAAGCCTATGCCCCATATCAAGGATGCCGATTTCCGCCCATAAATCCATCAGTCCGTTAGGTGAAGGTGTTCCGGTTAGACCTACTATTCTTTTTACCAACGGTCTTGCTTTTTTGAGATATTTGAAGCGCTGGGAACCGTAGGACTTGAAGGACGACAGCTCATCAATAACCATCATGTCGTAATCAAACGGAACACCGCTGTCGGCGACTAGCCACTTCACATTCTCCCTGTTGATGATATAGATGTCGGCATCCTGTTTCAGTGCCGCAATGCGCTGCTTTTCGGAACCAATAACGGTGGAATACCGAAGCAGTTTGAGATGATCCCACTTTGCAATTTCAGCCGGCCATGTATCACGGGCAACACGAAGCGGTGCAATGACCAGAACCTTATTGATTTCAAAGCTGTCAAACAGCATGTCGCTTACAGCTGTCAGTGTGATGACACTTTTGCCGAGACCCATTTCAAGAAATACCGCAGCGATAGGATGCTCAAGGATAAAATCCGTTGCATAGGTCTGATAGTTATGAGGTTTGTATTTCATCAAGAATCCCTCCAATCTGCTCCGTGCTGTCTACGCAATAAACCAAGAAACCTAACGCTTCCAGCTGAGCTTTTCGCTTTACTTGAAGTGCCCTCATTTTTTTACCAGATGCTTTCAACTCAACAAAAGCTATTTTGCCGTTCGGAAGAAGAATCAATCGGTCGGGTACTCCATCGAATCCGGGAGATATAAACTTAAGGCACAAACCGCCAAGCTTTTTCACTGCCAAAGAGAGATGCTTTTCTATATATTTTTCTTTCATAAACTTCACCTAAAATAAAATCTGTACCAAAGATACAAAAAAGTCTTTTGCGCGCGTAATGTGCGTTATTATACATATAAAATATATAAAGATATATATTTTAATTTAATTGATACTTTTGGAGCATTGGAGCAAAGGTGGCAGACTTTCTTGCTACAGGCGTGGCTTTCGCCTGCTCCACAATTTGCTCCAAGTCCGGCTTTTTGGAGTAATGGTTCATAAAATATTTTGCTCCAAACATATCAGCGCTCCAAAACAGGGGCTTATGGTTCAGAGTTTGGTTCACCTTTATGCAGATAAAGCCACTGCATGCCATAAAGTGAAATGCGCTCTTTTTTAACAAGGCCACTCCAGCCGCCTATTTTGGCCATTATGGCGGAAATCTCACTGCTGTCAATCCGTTTGAGTTTGCTGCGTTCATTGCCGAAACACTCGCACCAGATTTCTATATTGGAAACCGAAGTGCGCTTCACGGTACCTTTAAGCTGGCTTTCTCCAAATTCGCTGCCGTTAAGAAAACTGCGCCTTTGATAGAGGTCAAGTTTCGCCCAGTTATCGGGAAGTAGAGTTTCAAGGTAATCGCGAACTAAGCCTTCACGCTCGTCGGATTCCATCGCTTCCCGCTGTTCGTCTTTTGCGAGATTCTCAATACTGATGTCGAGGAACAGTTTCTCACCGGCTTTAACATAAAACAGCACTTCGGCCCATACTTGCAGAACGTCCTTCTCGGTAAGCTGCCACGACTTCCGTGCTCCTCCGCCCGGCGTTTTCACCGGCCAAAAGCGGCGGTTACCTGTGGTGTCACGCAGGTATCCTTTTTCGGCGTTAGTTGTACCAAAGAATACGCATTGCCGCATATGCGGTATAGCCCTTTTGCCAAAGCTGGCGCGGTAGATGTCGTTCTGCCGAGAAAGGAAGCTACGGAGTGTCTCCACCTCGGCTTTTTTAAGCCCGGCAAGTTCACCTATTTCAAGAATCCAATATCCCTGTAATTTCTCAGCAGCAGTTTTGTCTTTGGTATCGCTAAGGCTTAAACTGTCGGAAAACCATTCTCCACCCAGCTTTGCAATGAGGGTGCTTTTACCTGCACCCTGCGGGCCGTTGAGCACCAGCATGGAATCGAACTTGATGCCGGGCGTTATCACGCGGGCGATAGCCGCACACAGGGTTTTCCTCGTGACAGATCGGACATATTCGTTGTCGGCTGCACCGAGATAATCAATGAGAAGTGTATCTACTCGGGGAATCCCGTCCCACTCCGGTAAAGTTTCAAGAAACTCACGGATGGGATGGTAAGAACGATCATCAGTGACTTTTGCCACGGCGATGTCATAGTTGCGCGCAGAAAATGTTCCATATTTCCGGTCAATGTAGCTGATTAGTTGTGCATCATCGGCGTCACGCCAGAATTTTGAGGGATGACTCCATGGCACAGCTTCCTTGATTTCCATACCATCTGACAGCTGATTGAACACAACACTTTTAAGTTTCTCATCATTTTCGAGAATAAGGATCAGGTTGTGGAGTGTATTTTTTACCTTCCCAGTTTTATCAAGGTCAAGATTGTTCTGCCAGTTGTCATCGGAAAACTCCGATTCAGCCTGCGCCTTGCGCTCCTCGGCGAGTTGTTCCTTGACCCTCCCATCCCCGATGGCAAGTTCAGTCATTGCCTTGAATGACGGCAGCTTCCCGGGTGGTGTGTCCTCGGGAAACTTGTCGTCCAGGTCGCGGAAATGGTGGATGCGAACGATGTCAAATGCGTTCAGAAGTCTGCCGCAAACGGGGTCAGTGGCGTGATGGCTGTATGCAAACTTGCCGTCATATACCACCACACCTGCACTGCTGTCTGCGGGAATGTAGTCAAAACGCCCGTTCATGGCACTTTGCGCGTATATGTCGGGAAGAAATGTTTCAAAAGCGTCCTCGATGGGATATGCTCTGCAGAAAGCGCCAACCACTCCATCTTTGGTCAAAGGATCTGCCTGCTGTGAGATGCTTTTTCGCATGGCTTCTGACTGACGTGATGATACTGGCCATGTGGCGGCGTCGCGCCAGTCAGTATATTTGGAAAGGTTCACATCCGGGTCGAGTAGGTCGCCGTCTTTCTCTTGAAATATGAATTCGCCGTTTGCAGGGGTAGACGGCCAGTACATAAGGCGGCAGGCTTCATAAGTTGTGTCATCAAAAAGGTTAATGCCGATTTCTTTTGCAACAATACGCCCCAGAGCAGGGTACTCGTCCTCGCTGACTTCACGGGAAAGCGGAATAACCAGCCGCAGTCTCGGAGATTCCGGCGTATGCTTGTGGGTAGAATAGATGCAGCATTTGAAGTCGTGTAGCATGATAATCTCATCCCAGATGTCCGCTGTCGCATAATCCATATCCAGTGTCAGCATTGAACGGCATAAGACATTTCCGTTCCGGCGTCTGCCTTCTCTGAGATGTCCGCCAACGAATCCCCCCACATCCTTGACCCCATCCTGCTGACCTTTTTTCAACTTATGGTACTCTTCAACCGTCTCTGTCGTGCGGATTGTAGCGCTGACGCGGGTGCAGAAATCCTCCCATGAGATGTCACGGTTCTTCCACTTTTTGTCCATGCGGCTATTACCGACAGCGATTTTCATATCGCTTCAACCTCCTCACAGTTTTCCGTGAAATATCGGACGGGAATTTGGCGTTTTTTTGCCCGGATGATTTCCGTGCCCATCCCGGGTGTGACGTTTCTGCCGAACACCCATAGTTCGTCACACTTGCCCAGCCAAACTAAACCGAAAAACAGTCCCAGTTCCCGCTGTACGGGGTTTCCATCATCCAGCACCAGCGGATAAAGCAGGTGGGGCGCGAACGGGATCGCGCCTTTATTCACCGCAAATTTGAGATACTGCTTTGCATTCAAGGTGTTGAGGTCAATGTTACCGGCGAAGGGCGAACAAATGAACACGCAGGGTTTCCACAATTTTTTCTTTTCGTCCCGTACCACATTTGCCAATGCTTCGGCTGCGGTGGGATCGCAGTAGTGCTCAGTGTTGAATCTGTTCACATCACACCGCCTCTTTTTCAAATTGATGCTCTATCATCGGCAGAATACCGTGAAATTTGAGCAGTTCATAAATGAATAGCCGTCCCTTCTGCGTCCAGTAAGTGTGGATTTTAGAATGAACTTCACCGTCGCTGCCGGGGTAGTTGTGGGTTTTGGTGCAGGTATATCCGTTTTCGGCGTGCTTCTGGTAGAGCAGCCAGATGCCACTCTGCTTGAACTGGATGCCCAGACTATGCAGATATTCGTTGAGCCACTGCCCTGATTTTCCGTAATCCTTGGCGATGTTGGTTATTGCCACCGCGTCCTTGCAATTGAGTACCACATCATAATAGCTGGCTTTGGGTTTCATCTCGGCAATCTGATGTTTCTGGACGTTGATCGTTGCGGTAAGGGCGGCGTTTTTTGACCGTTCCGACTTGAGTTGCTGCAATGCCTGAATCCAGAGGTCAGGATCGTCGAGCAGTTCATCTACAGCGTAAAGCCCGTGCCTGCGAATGGACGGAAGAACTTTGTGGGTAACCCAGCGTTTAAATTCTCTGAGCTTTTGTACTCTGTCGCTGATATACTCATCGTTTACGCCCCGTGCCTTAGTCGGCTGCATCGCAAAAAGCAACGCATACAGACCCGCTTCGTTTACGACGGCAACCTGCTGTTTACCGCCGGGGGTTTGCATTTGCGTATACCCCTTTTCATCCTCATCCAGAACCTGCATTGCACGGCTTCTGTTGGTTTCGCCGAATAAATCGCAGACATCTTTCACAACCCACCATGGTTCTCCATCTACCTGGACAGTCCTAACTTCATTGCCTTTGTAGGTGAATACTGTTAACTCGTTCATAATGAACCTCCTATAAAATGGATTTTAAGAGTTTGTAAATTGCTCCTGCCTATATGCAAATTTCAGCGGGGATTCGAACCCCCTTTTGATCAATCTTTTTTATAAAACTCACATTCATACCCGTCTGCTCGGAGCAGAAGGCCGGGTGTCCAAGGCGGCGTTTCACCCATTAGGTAACAGACAGTATCCTTTGACGTTTCGGGTGTTGCTTCTATAACTACCTCGTCATGGACATGCATAACGATGGGAAAGCCTGCTTCGTTAATCCTGCGCATCGTGTGGCAGAGAATGTCGCGGCTGATCGCCTGCACGATGTTCTCGACAAACTTCGGACCGTAGCTTTCAATGCGCTCCCACTTCTTGGTGGCACCGACGCCTTCATAGGTAACAGAATCGTTGCCGAAGCGATTCGGCTCAATACGAGGCTTGACATAGGCGAGTCGCCGCCCAGAAGGGAGCGTAATAAAAAGAAATCCGCTTTGGTAAGTAAAGTGAATCCCGTGGGTCTGTTCCGAAGTTTTATCACGGACTGCCCTTGTCGCGGCTTTGTCAACATCCCACCATAACCGCACGATGTTGGGGTTGGCGTTGCGCCACGCGTTCACCAGTGGCTGAAGTTCATTTTCGGAAAGTCCCATTTCAAGAGCGCCCATCGCCTTGAGCGCTCCGACCGAGCCACCGTAACCGAGGGCGAGTTCCGCAATTTTTCCTTTTTGCCGCAGAGGGCTGCCTTTAGTCACTGTTTCAATAGCGACGCGGAACATTTGACTTGCCGACGCTTCATAAATTTTGCCGTGAGTGGCGAAAACCTCATTACGCCATGTTTCTCCGGCAAGCCATGAAATTACACGCGCTTCAATCGCACTGAAGTCCGCCACAATGAATTTGCATCCGGATTTTGGCACGAAAGCGGTGCGGATAAGCTCCGAAAGGACAGCCGGGACGGAATTATAGAGTAGTTCCAACGCTTCAAAGTTTCCTGACTTCACAAGCTGCCGTGCCTGCGTAATGTCAGGCATATGATTTTGCGGCAGGTTCTGAACCTGAATTAGCCTGCCTGAAAATCTGCCGGTGCGATTCGCGCCGTAAAACTGCAAAAGCCCTCTGGCTCTGCCGTCAGAGCAGACCGCGTTTTCCATAGCCGTGTACTTCTTTACACTGCTTTTGGCAAGGTCTCGCCGTAGTGACAGTACCTCACCGAGGTTGTCCGGCGCTGTTTCTAGCAGTTCCGTGACTACTGCTTTGCCCAGTGTGTCGGTTTCAAGCCCGTTTTCAGCAAGCCACGATTTCATCTGGGCAACCGAGTTTGGGTTTTCAAGATCGGTGAGATCACGCATAGCTTTTGTAAGCTGCTCCTTTGACCGTTGATCACAAAGGATGGCTTCCAGAACCATATTCATGTCAAGATGGATTCCACGGTCATTGATTTCCTGATCAAGGGCGTAGTTTCCCCATTCGTCCTCCGGCACGGGAAATTTTGAAAGCCGTTTCGCAATCGCCATTTCCGTCTCTACATCACGGAGGTTGTAGGCTTTGAACCGCTCCCACTTATCCGGGTCGTGGTCAGGAAGATTGCGGATTCTTTCACCGTTTACTTTGGTTGGCTTGCAGGGAGAGCAAAAATATCTGACAAGCTCCTTGCCTTCGGAAAGCTTTTGCTTCTCTGCACCCGTAACCAACGCCGCGCCTGCCAGCGAAAGCGGTAAGCCAAGATATGCTGACCACACCATCGTGCAGCGCCACGAATCCGGATTCAGCCGCCGACCCAGATACCGGGAGAGGCAGACACGCTCAAACTGCGCATTAAACGCCCATTTCAGGACAGAATCGTCCGTCAAGGCATCGCGGATATTGGACGGCAACGTTTCGCCGGAAGCGAGGTCGATGACTTGAACCTCTCCATTGTCGGCGCTGTAGCCGAAAAGCAGCACTTCAAAATCCGGAGACTGGGCATAGCGGTAGACCCCGCTTTTGGCGAGGTCTGTTCCGCTATAAGTTTCAATATCGATTGAGAGCGTTTTCATGACAGAAAATCGTCGTCTACATCGGTGGTGAAATCGTCCGCCGCATTGCTGCGCCCACCCAGTGGCTCCCCATCGCGGATTTTTTGGATGTTTCCAAGTCCGCAGGCAACACCGCGATTGCCGTTGGAATTGAAAGCATAAAAGCTGATTGAAACCCTCGCGTATACGCCGGAGTAGACCTCGCTTCTATCGAGAATGGGCTTTACGCTTTTATCTACAATCTGCGGCGGGGTAGTGCTGTTTCCGTTGACAAAATATGCGTTTGCATATGCTTCATCATCCCGTTCGGTGTCTCCATCACGGAGCGGAAGTTTTAGAGCAGCTTTATTTGGAACCTTGCCGCCGAACTTGCCCTTGCCTTCCTCAATGGCGGTATCGACGGCTGCATTGATCGCCGCAATGGTTTTTGTGTCCGACTTCGGAATTATCAGGCTGACGCTGTACTTTTCAGCACCGCCGTTAATACTTTTGGGTTCGAAAACATTGGCATAGGACAGTCGGATGATACCGGTTACCACTTTCGTGGCGTTCTTCCCGGGGTTCGAGTTAGCTTTGTTTGCAGTATTGGACATTTATAATTCCTCCATAAAATCATTTTTAGCTGTTGATGTATTCATAGTCGGGCGCTTGTCCGACAAGGGAACGAGCGTCGGTTTGCCCGGCGGTTTTGTAATGAGACCGCCCAGCACTTCATTGAACTTGGTTTTTCCG